CGCTGATCGTTTGATTGGTCGTCAGCGTCGTAAACGCACCAGAGCCTGCGATTGAAATCACAGAACTGGCAGCACCTCCTCCCGCATCGCCAAATCCGTAGTACAGGATATTGTCAACCTCTGAGTACGCCGGCTCACTCGGGGCAAGACTGCTAGGAGCACCAGACGCACCACCAGATGCACGTTTCTTCAGGCGGATGGTGTTAGCCATGGCTTAAAAATTGCCTCCAAGGACGATTGTGTTGATTGTCCAGGTGTCGTCTGCTTTGTACTCGCCAGAGGCTGAGTCGTAATAGATGACGCTTTTGTCTACTTTAGCGGTATCGTTCAAACTGAAACCAGAGCCTGCATCGCCTTTCGGCCCTTGTGGGCCGGCAGTCGTAGCAGTAACCGTCGTCGTTACTGGGTTCTGAACAACCGTTGACGATCCATCCTCAGTGACCGTAACGGTGTTGTTCGTTGTGGTGACGTTGACCGTCGTCATGGTGCGGTATATCCCTGGCTAACAGTGATCACACCCTCCAAGTAATACTCACGATTTCCGCTGCCATCTTGAAGCAACACGTCATAACGCAGCGAATCAGGAAAGCCTGCAGTTTGTGCGTCAGTCAAACTGATCGTGATTTGTCCGTTTGTACGATTTGTATAGGCAATAGCAAAATCAGCGTATTTCGTGGTTCTGTCTACGTCCCACGCTTGCGCATACGCTGTGTAACCAGTCAGGTCGATAACAGCATCACTGCTGTCCTTAAACTGCAGCAGCACGCTGTAATCAGCCCGGCGCTGGAGCGTGATGTTGTACGTCCCAGGTTGGACAGCCATAACGCACCTCCTGGGACAAGTCTACCGCTTTCAGGAATACGGGCTATCGCCTAAAAGGCTTGTATCCCAAGCTGCTTTCAGTTCATCAGCTGTAGTTGCAGCGTCGATTGCAGCAGCAGCTGGTGCATCACGCAAGGCTTGCTTGGCAGCAACGATTGCAGTGGTGTCAGCACTGGTTTCTTGAGCACGGGTGAACTCAAGATCTTTGGCCTCCAGCAGAGGCTTTCGTGCCACACGCACGTTGTCGCGATGGATGTCCTTTGCTTTGGACATGTCGAGTCCGATACCCATGTCAGCTCTCCGTGTAGGTCCAAGCGTTACGAAACGAACGATCGCTTGGAACGTCCGCTACGTCAACGATTTGATATGCCTTGCCAGCAGGCACATCCTTACGGGCGATGTCTTCAACACTGAGCCCGCAGTTGTCTGACGGGATGATGACAGAAACGCCACCGTCGTCGTTGGGGAAGATGATGCGTTTGTCGCTCATGGCTTAGTCGGCCAGGTTGGGTTTGCAGGGTCGCTGGTGTTAGCAGGAAGATCCCGCAACGCCTGACGATACGTCCGCATGTCTTCGCTAAGAGTAGCGTCAGACAATGCCAGATAGTCTGTGTAGCTTGTGCTGCTCGTGGCAAATTGATCAGTCTTGGTTGCTTGGACCACCTGCTTAATGAAGCCGTAGGAAGTGCCGCCTGTGCTTGAAAGTGTGTTGACTTTAAGGGTGCTCATGGATCAATCTCCAAAAACTACAATGTTGACCAATACACTGTCACTCATCCCACCGTTCACGTAGTTAACGGCGCATCTAACTGCTGAAGTCGATGTAAAAAAAGCTTCAACGCACCTTAGGCCGCCATTGTGTGAATCTGCAAACTCATTTGCATTACCTACAGGTGCTCCATTTGTATTAGCCATCGCAGTTGTTAAATTTGCGGTGTATTCACCTGTTCCGTGATCCGTAATAGAACTAACGTTAAAGTTGTCTCTAATAGCAACTGTGCCAGTGCCATTGAAGTTGACCCACGCTTTTGCTCTGCCTTCAGCAATCTGAGCAGGTGTCGAGCTGTTGTTGCCCGACGTGTCTTGGATAGTGGCGACCTTAAGTGTGCTCATGAATCAATCTCCAAAAATAGCGACATTCATGTACCCGTTGTCTATGTTTTGCCCTGCCCCATTGACAATCAAAAGCCGCAGCATTGAGGCACTGCGATAGCTATCGTCAAGTTTGACGCCAGAAAGGTTACTCGAAGGATATAGCACTACGGCATTATTAGCGTTTGTGCCTGAACAAGCGCAAACAGCGCAGTAATTACTGTTAGCCATATTGCTAGTAAAATTTATTTGGTATTCACCAACTGCGTGGTCGGTTATAGAACCAACATTGAAACTATCTCTAATCGCCACCGTTCCAGTGCCGTTAAAGTTGACCCACGCTTTGCAGAGCTGACCAATCTCCGTGCCGGAGCTGTTCTTGAACGTTGGAGCGCCACTCCCCGTGTTCTGCAGGTTTGCTGCCTTGACTGTGCTCATGTCAGACCACCGTCCAAGTGGCGCCAGAACTCACCGTCACTGTAACTCCACTCGCAATAGTTATCGGCCCTGCTGACATTGCGTTCAACGTTGCAACCAACGTGAAGTCTGTGCTGACCGATTGATCGTTGGTGTAGAACACTTGGTCCGTTCCGCCGCCAGTTGCGCCGCCACCAATCTGCGACCAGGCGGAACCGCTGTAACCCTCGTATCTAGACAACGTTGAGTTGTACCGGATCATCCCGTTGTTAGGGCTGCCCGGACGCTGAGCCGTTGTCCCGACTGGTAGGTCAAGCGTTCCAGTGCCTGACATCAGGACGTTGCCCGCAAACGTGGCAGTCCCTGTAAACGACGGCGATGCCGCTAACGCAAGACCGAGGTTTGCTGTTCCAATGCCGCCTACAGCACTGACATTGACGTATGCACTGTTTGCAGCATTCCTAATCTTGAGAGTGCTATCGCCAGTGTCTACATACCACTGGTGAGCAAAAGTCGTTGCTGGATCGGTTGAGCTGCTGTTGTTCGATGCAATCGCAGACAGCGCATTATTCAGATCGCCACGGAAGGCTGCACCGCTTTGGTTGGCTAGGGAATAATCGTGTGTAGCCACAGGGCGTCAGCGCACTCCTTCTGACACTTTACTCCGCCTTGCCAAAGCCGGTAGCTGACCACATGAAATTACGGTCAATCGTGCTACTGCCGTGTTTAAACTCAACCGTAAAACCTGTGCCAGACAGACTGTCCACAACAAAGAAATCATTACTTGCCATGTTGTGAGGTGTAATTGTCACTGTCGGCAAGGCACTGTTTGTGCCACCCAAGGTTGTGGTGCCAGTGAAGAAAGGGCTACCAAACGTGATTGCTTTACCCCCTGAGGTTGTGCCACTAGCCACAAAGCCGTTGCTGCCTTCTGTCCGTTGCTGCATCTGCGCTTTGTAACCCAGCTCGTCAACCAGCACGTTTTGCGCTGGATCGTTAGAGGTCAGCACGACCTTGAACTGGAACGCACGCGCTTTCAGCACACCGTTTGCCAATGGCTGCCAGGCGCTGTAAGTCGGCGTACCAGAAGGATCGTCGTCTGTCTTTCGCACGTAAAGCTCTGCATTGACGAAGTCAACTACCGCACCATCAAAGTCATCCCAGGTGTCGATCAGCGCAGTCCGGCTGTCAATCGTGTCGCTTGGGTAGATACCGCGAGACACAATTCGCCGTTCCAGGTCCAGGCTGTAGACATCCTCCAAGTCCAACGTGCTGGCGAAGGCGTACTCACCAGTGCCTGCTGTAATGCCTGCACTTGTCAAAATCAAAGCGTCATAACCAGCATCAGTGCTGTAGGTCGTGTTGGTTTTTGTGCCGCTAAAAGGCGTTGAAAGCTGGTCTTCTCTTTGGGTTGCAACGCCGTAGAACGTCTGGGCTACTGGTTGATCAACAACGATGCTGGCCTCTGTTGCGCTCTTTCTGCCGCCATCATCCTCAAACTTGACCAAATACTCACCCTCAAGCAGCGGAACAGTCTTTTCAGTTGAGCTGCCCGCAATAGCATCCACAAGGTCTGTACTATTGCTCCACGTTGCACTTCCATCCGTAAGGTTGTTGTGGCGAATATGAACCTTGCCACTGACTTTCACGTCGAGATCAACGGTCTCATCCCAGCGCAACCGTGCGCTGTTGTAGTTGAGCGGCTCCAGCGTCAAGCTTTGAACGTCGCCTGGAATTGCTGTTTTGCCTGCAAGCGTGAACGTTTGACGAGTAATCGGGCCAGACTTACCAATAAAACTACGGGCCGTAATTTGTAGCTCTAACGTTCCCGACTTCAGTCCTTTGACCTGCGTTGAAGGCGACTCAGTGATAATGCGCTCAAAGTTATTGTCGTTCAGGCGATAACGAACAACAAAATCAGCCACGTTCAAGACAGGACTTGTCCAAGTAATGTCAACACCTGTCCGTACCAAGCCGCCTTCTTCGTACAAGAACTCAGTGGCAGAAATGTTTGTTACCGCATCTGGTGACGCAGAAATGTTGGTGATGTCGCGTTGAGTCAGGTTTAAATCCTGCTCAACTGCGTTGTAAATGCTCTCGTTGTACTTAAGTGCAGATACGCCAAAAACTCCGTCACCGCTCTCAGCAACGCTGATGACGCGGAATTGTTGCGACTGAATATCGGTTGTCTGAATCAGCCATGGGGCGTTAGCCGCCGGAGCTTGGCTAAATGCAGTGCTGACATTGACCGCTGTACCGCTAATCGTGTCAATGTCCCTTGTCTCAACTAGACCGTTGGGTAAGACAACTGAGATTGTTGGGCTGTTGCCCATGTTGACTGACAACTCAGTGGTGCTATCAATCGTGATCTGGAGCGTTGTGGCTGACGAGACACGCCCATTCCTTCGCGTTCCACCACGCAACGGATCAGCAATGTCAACAACCATGCCAGGTCTGACAACAATGCCTGAATCAATGCCGATAGCAAAGTTGCACGTCTCGTAGAGATCTTGCTCACTCAGCAGCGTCCACTTACCCAGCCTGTTGGCCTGCCCCTGCGAATAACACCCAACCGCTTTGATGTCTTTGTTGTTGACGCCATACTTAGCCACAGCATCAGCGTCTTCGACGTACTCGAACGACACTTCGCCTTGCTCGTCATAGTTTTGGTACGCAACAGTCGCGCAAGTGTGACGGCTGCGAACTGACGATCCAGAGTACGAAAACACGCCATCAACAACGTTGGCTGGGCCAAGCGTGTACTGAGCATCAGAAGGCTTGTCCTGCAGCAAGACCAACGAACCAGCGCCGTAATAAGAGATGCCTCTGAAAATGCTGCTCATCTCTTGGATGACGTTGTAAACCTCTTTGCGTTGGTTGATCAGCAGGTTGCAGCTAAAACGTGGCTCCTGTCCGCCGTTACCGTCATCGACAAGAGTGTTGCAATACTGGCTGATCGCAAAAAAGTCGTAGCGATCAAGTGAAGATTCAGGAATGCCGGCGCCGTACCTGTCGTTGGTAAGCAAGTCCCATAAGCACCAGGCTGGATCGTTTGTCCAAGTTGCTGCCGCAAACGTTCCATCCCACACGCCGGAATATGTAATCCGCCCCAGATGTGTTGTGGTGTCTACGGTCGCGTTGCTTGGAATTGCAACCTTGATGCCACGAATCAGGTATTTACGCTGAGGGATGTTATTGAACTGGCTAGAGCCAAGACGCAAGCCGACAAGTGCGCTGTTTGGATAGGCAAGCTTGGCATCAATGATTGACGTAAAGCTCTGCCAATTTGTTGTATTGGCCAGCTTTGTTGTGCCGTTATCAGCCGTATTACGAACAACCTTGATGTCTACTGGAAACGATCCAGTCAGCGTCAGCAGGTAGTCCCGCTGGTACGAACCACTGCTTTTACCTGAAATCGTGTCAGTCTTGACGGTGCTGTAGCCGCCGCCGTTGTATTGAACCTGAATACTGATGCTGACACTCGTGCCAACAATGTCTCCATCATCTTCAATCTGCTGCAGCGATGGAATTTGAATTGTGACCCGAACACGGTCAACATCTGAATCTGTAATCTGCCTAATTACTGGCGTGGCGTTAGTGACCTCAACGCCAACTGATGTTTCAGACTCGACGTTGCTAAAAACGCCAGGAATATAAGACTGACCTTGCGTTCCAGTGCGCGTGACAATCGTGTAATCAGTGAAGTTATACGAGCCGTCTGCTGCCTGCAGTGGCGTGCCGTTAAAAAAGATGCTTTTGTTGCCATCGTCTAACCCTTGAATCTCGCCTTCACTAATCAGGTCAAGAGCGTTTGCGAACTGCTTTGACTGCAGCGAATCATCTGCTTCCGTCGGGCTGCTACCACCGCCACCACCTTTGCCACCACCGCCGCCGCCAGCGCCTGCAATGTACTTTGATTTAGTCATGCTCAAACCTGATCAACGTCAAGGCCAGCGGAGACAACCGCCGATCCAACAAATACCCGCCCATAAGCTATTGGTACGGGAACGCCCTGACGAACAGTATTTACAACGCCGCTGAAACTGTTTGATTCCAACTGTGTCGGTGCTTCAGCAGGTCCAGGCGGTCTTGGCACAGGCGAAAGCATTTGAGCAACACCACCCAAAACCAAAGCAACGCCAATGT